CGGCAGCAGCTAGTTCCGAGGTATGCGCAGCGGTAGCCGAAGTGCCTGCGGCCGTGGCCGATCCAGCGGCAGCCAGCTCTGAGGTATATGCGGCGGTAGCAGAATTTGAGGCCGCGCCCATCGCCGCAATCGCCGCATCCACGGCCTGTTGCCCGATAGGTGCTGCGGGTGAAGCAGGCAGGGTGGCGATACTCTGCAAGGTGCAAGCCGCGTTTGGCACCGTGGCGGTGACCGATAAGGTTTTCCCACCCGGCTGGGTGAGCCTGAAAATATATTGACTACCCTGACTGCCGAGTTGGTTGGGAAACAGATCCAGTACCGCGACCCCAGCCGCATCGCTGATCACGGTAAGCTGATTCGGCACAATAAAACCGTTATACACTTCGTCGCGGGTCAAGGTGGCACTCACTTTACCACCCACTATCGGGTGGCCATTCTGGTCGGCAAAGTTAACAGTGACAGGGACGGTAGGGATCATTTAGGCGCACTCAAAATCAGGTTGAGTTGATTGTAATCAAAGCCTGCAACCTCGTTCAGACGGAACAGGTTCCGATGAAGTTATATTTTGATTTAGGTATTTAGATAAATCAAAATGAGCCTAATCCCGGCTTAGGGTACTTCCCCTTCACTGCCAAACAAGCGGCAATGTATTCGGCTTCCTGTGCTATTCCAGCCGCTTTGATTGCAGAATCGAGTGATGCTTTTTTAACCTGCGCATCAATATAATCCACGTAGGGCGGGTATTCCGCCGCACGATTTGTTTTATATGCAAAAGGGTCTGGCGGGATGGGTAGCCATGCTTGTGCAACAGCGTCCCAAAGATGATTGTAATCTGGACGTGAAGGCAGCAATATCCACGCGGCCTCTATGTAGTCCGGGTTTTCCAGGTAATGGCCGTTGACAGTATCAAGATAAGTTTTCATTTTAGTTCCCGTTATGCGAAGACGATGAGGGTTGAGGCGTTTGCAATACCTGGGAAGGGGTCTGTTAATATCGAATTTTCTACAAATGAGAGCACGCCACCATTAAGACTTTTATTGGCTATCTGATGCACACTATTTGCCCAGCCAGTCGAACGAACGTGATTGACAGCCGTAGTCCATACAGAATTTGTTTGTGGCTCGGCAAAAGTAAACGGGAACTGGCCGGCTGCGCTGCGCGTGAGCGAAAGTCCAACCTGTTTGTGTACGGTGAGAACTGCGTTAGAAACCGAGAAAACGGCTAATCCAACCATGCGTACAGCATGGCCGTTCTGCGCTGGGGCGGGGACGGTTACCGGGCCGTTGAAAATCTGCGCTCCAGAGAAAGTATTGGCGGCGAGGGTTGCGTTCATCAGCATTTCTCCCGTCGAAAGCTTCATCAGGCTGATCCATGCCACATTAGCCTGATTCCGGATTTTCAATAATCCGGTCGAGGTATCAGCCCAAAGTTGATAGGGAACCGGTATCGGCGGCGCGGAAATACCACTAAAATTACTTTGCAATGCCAGCAGCGACTCCTGAGTAATTACGCCCAACCCAGCGGGGGTCGTTACTGCTGGATCAATGGTTGCTGCGTTAAAATTTTGGCTCATTTTTTTCTCCTTAGTATCCGTAAATATCCAAATCTGCGGTGATGACTTTAGCCACCCCCGCGCTGTCGAATCCATTGATCGTCACGCCTGAGTTGCTGCGGTTTGTGAGGGTGTAGCTATCGCCAGCCGCACCATTTTGCAGCGTGAGATGAAGGGTATAAATGGCGGTAAAAGGGCTATCAAATGCCAGTACTAGCCCGGCTGAAGGAATGGCCAGTCCGGTATGGCGTTCGACCCGATCTGGCATATCCAGCGACACTGGGAAGGCCGCAAAGCTGATTTGAAAGCCTGGTTGTACTGTAAAATTCGCACGCAACTGGTAAAACCTGAAGGTGAACAGCCCTGGCATGAATGGCCGCCAGCCAGACCACACCAAATTATCAAGCGACGTGTTGATTTCATAATAGGAAGCGATCCCCCCGTCACTACCGTTTAATGTCCAGCCGCGTGAATACATTATCAACGTTTGTGGCATCGCAGCGAGGGTAAGCCCCAGCTGCACCGGCGCGAGGTGCGGCGCAATGGATATGGTAGCGCTGAGAATCACGCCCATATCATGAATGTCAGTCAAATAATTCCCCGCAGACAACACCCCCCCGGTCGCCATTAGATTCTGCGGATAACTATCCAGAGTACCCGGCAGCGCATTCAAACTATACAGATAGCCAAGAGTCAGGGCGGAGCCGAGACGCGTCAGCGAGGTCTTTAACCCTGGCCAGCCATAAGTGGCATCATCATCCAACGCTACCACGTTGATCGCAATATTTGCAGGTAATATTGCAGCGGCGGCATTGCGGGAATAATTCCCGGTTGTGTCTAGCGCCTTGATTAAAAATTGCCCGCCCTGAGATAGCGTGGTAGACCAATTGTGGGTTGCGCTAGAGCCGATGACCACGGCCACTTCCCACGTATCACCCAGGCGGATTTCGTACCCAGCCACATCCAGATCAATAACGGGGTTCCAACGGAAAAAAATTTTTGAGGCATCACGCGAGATAAAAAATTGTGTGACATCTTCGGGTGGGGCAGTTTTGCCAAATAACATAGCCGTAGCAGTAACGACCGGGCCTGCTATTCCCAGACTATTTTTAGCCTGTACCTGTACCTCCATCATTCCTATAGGCGCGTCTATCAGTACGGCATCCGCAGTCATGGACAAGGGTAATAAATTCCAGTTACCCGGCACTGGCCGCCAGCTAATTTGATAATAAGCACCATATTGAACAGCATCCCAGCCGATATTCACCCGGCTTCGCACCGCGCCGCCAGCTAAAATAAGATCCTCTTTGAAGGTAATATTTTGCACTGCGCCGGGCATCGCCGGGATTGATACGGCGTTAGGCAGTTGCAAGGCAGTGCCGTTTTCGATGCCGCTAAACTTGCTCGGGTTATGCGCCAGCGCAGTGATGGCGTATTCGTTTTTAGCGGCTTCGGCCACGGCCAGCACGCGCCATAGCGTAGGGGACAGATCGGAGACAGTCAGCACCCAGATAGCATTCGGTTGTGGCACGGCGGCCAGACCGATGCCGGAGAGCGTTAAACTAGTGGTCGCTCCGACCCCATTGTTAACGGGGGCGCTGCCGATACTCCCGTCGGGCAAGACTACGGCAACAGTGTAGGTCTTGCCGGACTCGATTGTCACCGGGGCATCCAGCGTCAGGCTGCTGACAGTGTTGCCGGTACTGGCCAGCCTGCCGCCGACCCGCTTCCCAGCGCGATGCGCATCCTGCACCTTGATGATTTGCCCCGGGCGCACATAGGCGGAATCCATGGCCGACTTGAAGGTGATAACTTCCTGCTCCAGCTTTTCCGAATAGAGTAGCCATTGACCCAGACGATGCGCTTGGCCGCGCGAGGTACAACCCACCGCCGCAAGCTGGGATTCGATCACGCCATACACGGCGATCGCGGCGGCATCCTCAACATACTCGATAGCAGGCTGATAGGCGTTGGCCGGATCATTCCACTGTACCAGCGCGACGGTGTGCATCGCCTTTCGCGATGCGCCGGTATAGTTGAAAGCGCCGTCAATCACATTAGCGCGAGTGAACAGGGCGGTTGGATCAAGCGGCGCATCCTGCACGGCGTTGATCGTCCCATTAGCCCAGTAAACCATACCCCGGAAGGCGCTGGCCAACTGATTGACGACGGTAAACGCCTCGGCGCGGGTGGTGATGTAGGCGTTGAAGGTAAAACGCGGTTCAGTCCCGCCGAAGCCGTTGGGCACCAGCGCATCACAGTATTGGGCTATGGTGTATAGCCCCCACTTGTCCACCGCCGTCGCAGGTAAATACGCCCCCAGGCCATAACGGGCATTGGTGAGCAGGTCATAAAAACACCAGGCGGGGTTGTCCGTCCAGGCCAGCTTGAACGTGCCGTCCCATAGCCCGGTATAGACCCGGGTGGTGGCGTTGTAATTACTGGGAACGCGGACGATCAAGCCCTTGATGTCATAGCTGCGCTTCGGAATACTTTGAAACGCCCGCGCATCCGCTGCCATCGCGACCAGCGCGGTATTGGGGTAACTCAGGCGCTGCGAAATAATAGCGGTAAGCGCATCAAACCACAGCTCGTTTTGCAGTAAAGAAGTGGTGGAATCGGCGCTCAACCGGGTCAGGCGAATATCCCAGGGCCCCACTCCGGTCAATGCGAGCCGATAGGTGCGGTCATACTTGCTGGTAGTTTTACCGCTGAAGGTATCGGTGACGCGCGCGACATAGCCGCCGCCATTGGTATTGACCTCGATAATAAAGTTGATCGAGGTGGCTGACTGATTGCCCTGGTTGTCACCTTGCACCATACGCGGGGTGGAGACGCGCACATCCACTGCATTCACGTTCAAATCCGCGATGCGCCGAACCACCGGCGTAGCCTTCCTCACGCGGGTAACAACGGCGACTTCAGAGCGCACATCTGCCGCGATGGATAGCATGATAGCTGACCCGGACACGCCCAGTTGTGTGCCGTTCGAGGTGCCAATTTGCAGGTTGGTGAAGTTGTAGCTGCCGTTGGCGTTCTGTACGGGGGTGTCGTTTAGATAGACCGATTTCAGCCCATCCACCAGCCCGAAAATCTCCCCCTCACATAGCGCGTCCAGCACCACCACGCTGTCACGGCTGTGCAGGCTATCGGGCTCCTCAACAGGCGAACTACTGCCGCCGCCGCCACCCTTGCCACCGCCCCCCCCCGCGCCAACAATATATTCACGCATTATTTTCCTCCTCCGCCCATCCTGGCGAAGCCGGGGGCAGCAGAAACTCCGGTGTAGGGTATCTGCACCGATTCGATCCCGACGGAAATCACTTGTGAGCCGATTCGCATCCGGCCATAACAGACCGGGACGGCATTCCCTTGAGCGGAGGTATTCACTGCGCCGGAAAATAACAGGTTGGACTGATTATTTGCGGTATTACCCACACCAGGCTTCGGTGGCGCAAACAACAGCTGAGCGACACCCCCCAAGATCATGGATGTACCCAGCGAAGTCGCGGCACTAATTGCCGTCGCCCCTGCCAGTGTCTCGCCCATGCCGAGTGCCGTCACGGCATAGGGGGCGAGCATAATCAGCGCTGCGCCGAGAATAATCATCCCCACGCCGCCATCCTTGGCTCCCTGGATGACGGGCACGAGGCGGATCGGATGTGCCCCGGTGTGGCGATCCAGCCCTTCCACATCCTGTAGTGGTGCGCGGTCAATCCAGACCCGGAAGCCCGGCGCATGAGCCAGCAGTGCGGCCTCAAAGCCAGGCAACTGACTACATAAGGCGCGCACCGCTTCGCGGGGGCTGGATACCGCCAGATCAAAGCGCTTGCCGAAACGACGGGCAAGGAAGCCGGAAAGAATGACAGGAACTAACATGGCGCATACCTCAAAAATTTCACGGTGTGCTTTTGCCAGTAGCCGCCATATACATCGCGGCGCGAGAGCTGGTTCACCAGGTGATGCAGGATTATATTTTCGCCCAGGTAGACGGCGAGATGGTTGGCGACGGGCGATTCCACCTGCATCAGTACCAGATCGCCCACGAGAGGCTCATCTACTACGACAAAGCCGCAAGCAGCGAAGCGGTCAGCATACAAATCCTGCCCGGCTTTCCACCAGCCAAAACGGTCATCGCGGGGATAGTGCTTTAACGTGATGCCGCGCTCGATGCGGTAGTAGTCCAGCACCAGGCTATAGCAGTCATGCACGCCATAAACGAAAGTCCGCCCCAGCAGCGGCGCGCTGACAATCTCCCCAGGTAACAGGTGGCTAACTTCCCCCGTCTGCGGGTTGACGATCAGCCAGGGCAGCGCTGACACGTTACAGGAAATGCGATCAGCTTCGGACGGCTCGGGGCTTGCAAAGGGGTGAGAATGAACGATTTCAGTGATTTCGCCCAAGGCTTCAGCCGCTGCCCAATCTTCCGGCGACAAGACAAATTGCTCATGTGGCGATTCGGACAGATTACGACAGGGGACGTATTTGGAGTGCGGCGACACATCGCCGCCTGGCGAAACCGGGGTTGCGCACACCACAATCAATCCGCAACATTCACGCGGCGACTCAGCCAGCGCATGATCGAAGATAGCGCGCATCATCTGAGCATCCCCGATCCCGGAAAACCACCGAAGGGCAAGGTGGCATAGGTGCCAAAACGCGCCTTACAGGAGGTGAGCCGCTTGCCGCAGGCATCCTGCGCAGGGATAGTCGTGGGGGTATCGGCGCTGTCGTACATTGCTGCCCCGACGTAGCCGCATTCGCTGCTGCGATAGCGCCAGGCGCAGGTATTGGAAATAAACTGCCGACGCGGCAACATCACACCGGGCAGATCGAGCGCGGAGGCCAGTTCAAATTCGAGGAACACGGCGTTTTCAGCGGCCTTGCGGTCAATAAAATAAACTTCGTCAGGGTAAGATTGAGCGGCATCCGCCGTCGCGTTCACTCCACCCGGGAAATTGATTGCATCCAGAAACTTGGCCAGCGTCTTACGGCGGGTGAGTTTAGCCCCCAGCAGCCCCGCATATTGTGCGGCCAGCGCACCGAACATCCCGTCTACATTGGCGACGCGCATCTTGGGTCGTGGCATCACCCCCTTACCGCTCCACTCGAAGCCGTTGGCCTCGATCGGCATAGCCAGATAACTAACCCCTTGCCAGACGACGGCACCACCCAACGCGTTGGTACCCGCATGAAAATACAGCTTTTCCGCTACGCCCAGCGGGGTTAAATCCAGCTCGAACAGCTCGACGATCGCCGAAGCGGCCAGCGACTGAATATCCGCGCGAATCGTCATGCCGCCACCTCTTCAAAAGTAGCGGTGATACTGGAGATACCGGCGGCCAACGGGGTGCGCTGCCAGTCCTTGCAGATAAACAACGCGGTGCGGTTAAAAGGGGTCGTCCACTGAAAGGCGACAACCCCGCCCCGAGCGCGCAAAAACGCCTCGAAGGCATTCGCTTCACTGGCATTTTTTAACGGGGTGGCCTGAACATTCCAGACTTCCAGCACTGCATTCAGGCCGTTGGCGGCACGTTGACTATAACCGTCACCGAATTTTGCCTCAAGAATGGCGGGCTTCACCTTCATCGGCGAGGCATAGGAAACTGGATAAGTAAGGATAGGCGCGGGCATGAGCAGACTTTACGCGCGCGCGAGGGTCAGGTTAAGACGGAAGATGTTCCGGTTAAGCCCGCAATGCCGCAAGGGCATTCCCACGAAATATAGTCGCCTAAGGCTCCTTATTTCTGAATGAAGGGGGCTTGTCCGTGGTTGTAAGGGGCTATAAAGCCCCAACAACACACGCCAAGGCGGAACAGGTTCCGTTATGGCGTGCAGCGGCATGACGCTGCTCTATACAATACAGGCGCAACCGAGGTTGCGCACTCCCTATCAGGCCAATACGCCGCCGGGGCGTTGCTCCTGTACCAGGATGTCGCGCACCATGTTACCCAGCTGGTTGCCAAGTTGCTGCAAGCCGCCAGTGTTGCCGTTGCCGCTGCCGCCTTGCGCACGGCTATCAACCGCGCCGCTCTGGGTGTTGACCATGACATTGATGGTGATATTACCTTGAGCCGCGCCCGCAGCACCCGCCATGCGCACGCCGAGCTGCCCGCCCGGGGTACGGGTGAGCGGCATCACCGCCTCAGGGCCTGCCTCGCCCATCACGCCCAGGCCAAAGCCGCCGCCCTTGGCAAACTGAAACGGGGTGGGGGTATT